ATTACCAAACCATTTGTTTGTATTATCATTCGCATAGTCCATAAAATCATTTTGCATATCTACTATTATTAGTACATCATCTCCGGTTATTGTTACAGTTTTATCCTTATTATAATTTATTAGTTCATCATTAATATTGTCGTCAAGTTGTACTGAAGAAATTTCGTGTAACATGTCTATATAATCTTTATGGTTTGCTTTTGTTCTATCATGTTTATAAGTTTCACCACTACTATCTAAAACTACTATGTCTTTTGTTGTACGCATTGTTATTAATAAATATATTAAAATAAATGTAAAGATTATTTTTGTTTTTTTATTAAAATGGGAAATTTGTTTAGTTCAAACAAAGTTGATATTGACACATACTCGTCTCTGACTTCACAGCACTTGGTTATTGAGGAAAACCCTGTAGAACATAAGCATAAATTACTATTCTACCCCGACTTGTCTGTATATGGTTTGAGTTTTATAATTAGTTCTAACAATAATTACAATATATCTTTATCATTTAATTTAAGCTATAAATATTATTATATACTTTTTGAACACAAAAAAGATAATATTACCTTTAAAAGAGAACAAATTTCAATTATTGGTAAGAATAATTCAGATACTAATTTAGATTACGTACGTTCTATTTGTGGGCATGTAACGATTGTATTCAAATTTATGGATTTTTACTATTGTTATGATGTCCGTAATGAAAAACTTGAAAAAATAGACGGTGATAACGATGTTATAAAACTAATGAATGTTTATAAGATACTTGATCTAAAAAGAAGTGCGGTAACGTATTCTTATAATGTGCATATTTCTACTACGTTAAAAGATGCTATACTAAGCGAAGATAATGTCAAATTTGCATATAAAATTATAGGTAAAAAAATATAGTTTGTTTGTGTATATGATACTTTATATAGTTGCATTGTGTATAATAATTTATTTCATGCCAAGTATTTATAATTTTTTCACTACTGAATCAACAAGAACTAAGAATTTTAATTTTCATAAAAAGTTTAATGCTAAGAATACTGAATTTTTAAAAGATTTGGTCGTGTTGGAGACAAAGATTCCTGAAATAATAGACAATCGAAAATTATTTAAAAAATATTACAAGGGTATTGATTCTGTGTATGATCTTAATGGTAATAATATAGTGGGCGTGGAACCTAACGCACAGAAAGCTTTATACCACCTAAATTTATTAATAAAAGGTCCCGAAGGAAAAAGTGATGATGTTCTTCAGTTGGCTGAAATATATCATCAGGGTATGCATAAATTAAAGCCTGATTTGGATGTTGCATTAAAAATCTATACGGACATTTTAAACAATAGTGGTGAAGAATTAATCAGAGATAAAGCTTATGATGGAATAAAGGATATAAACAGGAATAGAGCATTAAAGTGGCTTAATTTACCACCCAATCATGACCCTACCAATGTTATAAGAAACGTTGACGAAGTTGAATTAATAAACGAACCTGAAATTATAGAATTAATAAATGATGATCAGTTCAATATAAATTTGGCTATACAATTAAATAACGATATTATCAATAACGATATAGAAGAGGATGTTGTGCGTGGAGCTAAGAATTACAACGATACTCAGAATACACACGATTCTCAGGTATTGAGTACGATAAGACATAGTTTAAAAGAATTAAAGAATTCTACTCCTTTGCATATTTCTGAAGCTGAATCTGCCTATCAGGTAAAAAAGTATTTAGATAGTAAGCCAAATAATTCTAAGCGTCAGGATGCAATTAAATCGTTGGATAAGATAAGTAGTTCTTATAATATTTTGAGTAATTCTGGTATGACTGAAATTGAGGGTCTTCAGTTGGTTTGGAATAGAATACACCAACCTATGCACAAGGATAATTTAGATAATTTAAAGGACAGTTTATTTAATGAGCTTACAGAGATGCAAGTTCATGGAATGAATGTATGTGCTACGGGTAGGTTTGATAGAATAATAGATACTCTTAATATTGTTGATCCTGTTGTAAATATCAGACCGACGCATGCTATTAATGAGGAGATGATGTCTAAATCAGCGTTTATAAGGTCACAATTATTGGATGGTAAAAAAGATAAATTGGAAATGGGTAAATTGGAAATGGGTACTAGTGTTAATCAGGCTGAATTTGATCAAAATTTAAAAACAGAGATTATAAATACGTTAACTCGTGATTATGTCGACACTGAGATATTAACGGCTAAACAATTTAAGAATGAGTTGAATAAGTGGATAGATCATATTTAAATTCTCTGAATGTTAGGCTGTATCTTATGTCGTTTGTTGAAGATTCTGGAATTTCGTGAGTAAAATTTAATTGACTACATCCTCCCATTATGAACAAAGAGCCACTTTCGAGTGTTTGTTCAAAATTTAAATGTGAAAGTTCTTTATCTTTTTTAAGATTAAGATTGTTATTATTATCATTTAATACTCTTTTAAATCTAATATCTCTTTTACAACCAAGAGATAGCCCAATAATCGTGGGTTTTTTACCAAAAGATTTGTATGTATCTCTATGGGGTCTAATTTTATCTTTACCGTCTTTATATTTATTTATTAAACAGCTGTTAATTGAACATTTCTCTATGTCAATCGAACATTTATTTAATATTAAATCGTCTATATAACTTTGTATCTTTGTTTGTAAACTAATAATATGTTCGTCATAGTCGTGTGATTCCCAGCGTTCATATCTCTCAACCCATTCGGGACAAAAATATTTATTTTCTGTTTGGTACCATTTTTGTTGTCTAATTATTTGTGTTTCATTGTAGTTCATATTAGTTTTAAAATCATCCATGTTATTTAGCCATTTTATCAACATATCTTGTTCTTCGGTTGTTAAAAAATTTGGTTGATATATAAATACACTTTGGTTGGATTCATCTTCTTTAATGACTTTGATATCCATTTTATTGATTAATTATCCATATATATTTTTAAATTATTTAGGAACACATTTATTTTCAGTTTTCTTGTCCCACATACACTGACAGTTACCACTAATTAATTTATTATACCAACACCTACATCTATTCTTTTTTTGTAATTTACATTCATCTACACAATTCATTGTGGGTTTGTTTGTTGGTATAGGAGATTTAGTAGGTGTGTTGGTAGGTACAGGTGATGGTTTGTTTGTAGGTACGGGTGATGGTTTGTTCGTAGGTTTAGGTGATGGTGCTTTGGTTGGATTTATTTCACATTTAGGTGTTCTTCGTTTCCTCCAATTGCATGAACACCTATCATGTCTGTTACATGGTCGTGAAGTTACTTGTGCCAGACATTCTTCGGGGCATGGTCTTTCGTCGACAGGTGTAATATTTTGAATTTGTAGGAATAGATTTGGTGTTGTGGATGGGACTCCTGTAATGGTATCCTTAATCCCCAACAATTTAATATCTTTTGATGCTGTTTCCTGTTTACAAGAATTACTTTCGAACAATAATGCAATAGCTCCAGATACGTGTGGGCATGCCATACTAGTACCGCTAAGTGTTACAAAACTTTTATCGCCTTGATTACTTGCACCCAATATAGATGATCCTGGTGCAAATATATCTACACAGTTTCCCGTATTTGAAAAATATGATCTACTGTCGGTTGATGTAGTAGAACCAATTGTAATGGCTTTTTCGGCACTTGACGGAGATACCCTACATGCATCTGTGTTACTGTTACCTGCTGCTACTACTACATTTATGCCTGCATTTACTGCAGCGTTTACTGCATTATTCAAACTAGTGCTAAGTGATCCACCCAGAGACATTGATATAATGCCACATCGTTTATTAGATATTGCATTATTTACGGACCATTCTATGCCCTTAATCACACCGGCTGTTGTTCCTGAACCGGAATCATTCAATACTTTTACTGCGACACCTTTTGCATTTTTCGCAACACCTACTGTTTTTCCAAGTACCGTACTCATTACATGTGTTCCATGACCATGACCGTCTATTGGTAAATTACCATAATAAGAATAACCATTTTCTACGCGTCCTTCAAATTCATCGTGTGTGATTCTTACACCGGTGTCAATTACGTATACATGAATACCAGATCCAAATAATGGGGGTAGATATTTTTTGTCCAGTGGTAGGTTTGGTTGATCTATACGATCTAGTCCCCATTGATAAACTACTTCAATTTCACGTGGGTTGTTTACGGAAAAGTCTGAATCTATTTCAATGTGTTCTACTATATCTAATTGACCAAATTCTTTAGCTAATTCTTCGCTGTTAACAATAACTCCAGAATAGTCTCCAATTATAAAATAGTCTAGACTTTTATCTAATATTTCTGTTGTAACAATACTACCGGGTTTTAGACTTACTATATAATTTGTATTAATGGGTGTGGCTGATGATACAAGTACTGAAAGGATTAATGCTAATATTATGTTCATAATTATATTATAATAATATTTAAATTATCAAAATTAAACTTAATTTAGGATTAATCTGTTTGTTGTGGTAAAGTAAATATTATTATAATGGATGATATATTCCTGTATAATGTTATACACTATCTTCCATTTACTCTAGCTCGAAGTATTTGCAAACTTCCAGATGATATTAATAATAGTATTATAAAAAGAGCGTTACAGAAATTTATTGGGAATTGTAATAGAATTAGACAACCTAGAAATCAGTTGAATTATATTATTGATAATAGAACTATTTCTCATAAAAGCGAGTATATAAAAATACTCGTTAAAGAAATTTTAGAAAACAATGTTGATTATATTAATGATTATTACCTATATTCGTGGTTTGGTATTACATTGGATGATTTATACAATTTGATAAGAATAGAAATGGCTAAACGATTCGGTAATGGTATATTTTTAACAGACCATCAAATATATAATGAATTGGGAATGTTTTTAGATACAACTCTTGTATTGGATTTGATTGAATAATTATTCTATTTCTGTTATTCTATTTCTGTTATTCTATTTCTGTTATT